CGAAACCAGAGAAGCTCTTTCGGCTGGATCTTGACGACCGCGCGGCCGGCGATCTGGTAGCTCACGAGATCGGCCGCGAGTCGTCCCTCGAGCGCTGCCTCGATGACGGTGAGCATGCGCTCGATGTGCGAAATAAAAGCGCCGGCCGTCGCGGTTGAGACGTCGGACTCGACGACGAGCTGGAGCGAGTCGAGATTCGGATCGACGACTTCGCCCGTGTTCGTGTTCGTGAGACGCTCCGCACTTTGGTAGCGTCCGGCCGGGAGAGATGCGAGCGAGGGAGTCGTGAGAGAGGAAACGACGGCCGGGATGACGACGTCGAACGACTGTCCGTCCGCGTTCGTCGTTCCCGGGACATCGAGCCGCGTCGTCGGTCCGTTCGCGTGAAACTTGTAGGTCCAGCCAGCCGAAGCGAGGAAGTCGTCAAACGACCGATGAAACTTCACCGTCGTCCCGGCCGCGATGCGACTCGGAACCTCATCGGGAATGATTGGAGGCATGTGCTCGGGAGGTTAACCCGTTCACGCGAAATGATTTAGGCGACGCGAGATTACGCTAGTAACGAAAAAGGCCCCCAGGAACGGGGGCGAGAGCGATCAGAGTGTGACGAGGAGCTTCGATTATGCCACGTTCGACGCGGGTTTGAGCGCTTTCTTCGGACGTCCGCCGCGCTTCCCGTTCTCCCGCGCGGCCTGGGCCTTTCGTTTCGAGCTCACGGTCCCGCCCTTCCGACCGATCTTCGAGAGGTACTTCGAGAGCATGGGATCGATTTTCTTCACTTCGTCACTCCGAAGTCGTATCCGACCGGACTCATCCCCCAGGTCGCGAGATATTCTCCCGCTTCCAGGTCCGTCGTCGGAACGATCTCGATCGTGTCGCCGGTGCGTGTGACCGTGATCGCGACGAGCTTCTTTTGATCGAACCCGCCGCGCGAGTTCCCCGTCCAGCCCGAAACCTTCACGAAGCGGATCTCGCGCGAGTTCGACTTCGCATCCATGCGGACGAGGACGATGTCCCGCTCGTCCCCGCTTTGTCCTGGGCGAAGACGATAGAGGAACCGCGGCCGAGCCGACACGCGGACCGGAGATTGAGATCCGGAGTAGATCCAAACGCCCGACGCTCCGGCGCCTGGAACGAACACGCTCTTCGCGACGCCCTTCGTCCCGAAGTCGGGAGTTCGAGCATGCTCCATTTTCACGAGCTGCCCGCCCTGATCGGCATACATCCCGGGAGAGTCCTGTCCCCAGGAGATCGAAGCGATGAGCGCGAAAGCTGCGACGATTGCGAAATTCCTCATGACGTCCTCCCGAAACCTAAGCCGCTTTCAATCTTACCGAAAACGAGCGCCTCGAGCTCAGTACGAGAGATTGTTCGCTCGTTACCACAGTCACACACGTAGACGTAGAGCCGCGTCACGACGTCGAGCGCGTCGAGCTGCATCTCGCGATCGCACTTCGAGCATGGAAGAGTCTCGGGAGCCGGAAGGTTTGAGCCGGGGAGGATGCTCATGCGATCTCTCCCACACAGCCGACGACGACAGACCCGATGATCGCGAACCCTGTCGCGCGTCCGACCTGATAGATCATCGTTGCTTTGACGTTCACGGGGGGACGCGGGACTCTGATTCGTCCCATCTCGTCCAGGACCATCAGCCGGCCGTCGGAGAGGGAAACGATTTCGACGAGCTCGCAGTCGATGAGCCTGTAAAGCTCGGGGAGCGTGAACCCCTGAGCGGCGTTTCTCGGGTGAACCTCGGTCTCTTTGCCGTTCCACTCGATGAGCGTTGCCATTACTGCGACCTCCGCGATCCTTCGAGGACCTCGTCGATCGTGAGCGGTTTCCTCGTAGTGTTCGCTTTGAGGTTCTGAGCGTCGCGCATGATGTCGCTGCGCTCGGCCTGGGAGAGCTGATCCCAGGAGCGGGAGTCCGAATTGCGTTCCTGCCAGTTGCGGAGAGCTTCGTGAAGGAATTTCGTGTCCATTTTGTCCTCGTCTCGGGTCGACCGTTTGATCGCCCGCTTTGTGTGCTGAACAAAGCCTAAACCCAAGCCGCTCGAAAGGACACGAAAAAACGATGTGAGCACTTACTAAGGTGCATAGTGCCTACTGTGATAAGCGGAGAGTTACGAGGGTAACGGAAGGGATCGCAGAATCAGCGAGTTACCAGCCTTTCACCCATGAAGGACGGCCGATTTGGGGTCGGAGAGCGTTCCTTGCGGGTGTCTCTTGCTGGGGTTTCGCCTCGCTTTTGATCGGCTCCTGGGGTGCGTTTGCCATCTCCGCGGCCGTCTCGCCGAGCTTGTTCAGTCTCCAGTTCCCGACGGTGTAGAGCGCGGCGAGGTTGTAGACCTCGAGATCGAGCGCTTCGTTTCGAGCTCGCGTCTTGATGTACTCGCGCACGAACTGTCCGCCCTTCTTTACACGACGAACGCGCTTCTCGCTCGTGAGCTGCTCGAGATATTCGTCGTCGACGAAGTGGGGAAGGTGCATGTAGCCGGGACCTGGGACGGGGATCTTCATGCGCGCGAAGATCCGATCCTTCGCCGTGTCGGTCCCGATGGTGTAGAGCTTCACGCGATACGTGTTATTGAGCGAGAACTTCCCGAGGATCTCTTTCCCTTGCTCGCTCGAGCCTTTGAGCGCATGGATCCGGCGTCGCTGTCGCGCTTTCACGAACCGATACACGTCGTCGGAGTTGTGACCTCCGGAGTCGACCATCGCGCAGTGAATCCGGATCTTCCGGCCGGACGCGTGCTCGAACTCGGTGAGGAGAAACTCGTCGACGTCGTTCCACACGTCGCCTTGTCCCGGGTCCCCGAAAAATTGCTGATACGCGATCAGCCAGGACTCCTCTTTCGCTCCCCAGCCCTTCACGACGACCTCGAGCCGATCGCCCTGGACGTCGACCGCGGCCGTGAGGATCCCGACGCCGTTCGGGACGTCCGCGGAATAGTCCTCGCATCGGCGCCGGAGCGTGTGAGGTTCGAGCGAGTCGCCGGCTTCCTCCCAGGTCTCGCCGAGCCGGAGGTTGATAAACGCTTTCATTTTCTCGGGGTTCTTCTCCTCGTTCGCTTCGTGCCACTCTTGCGCGAGCGCTTTCCAGTTCTGTCTCCAGGGCGAATAGAGCGCGTTGATGTAGAACCCGACGACCGGCCGGCCGGGGAACTCCGCGACCCAGGTCCCCGCGTCGAGCATAGATTGTTTTCGGTACTCGGGGATCTTCGCTTTGCAGCTCACGCAAACGTAGAAGACTGATTCCGCGACGACCTGTCCGTCGGCGTCGACCGCATACGTGAGCCGATAGTCGCGCGGTTGGTTGTCGCCCTTGTCCGGATCTCTCCAGAAAAGCGGTTGCATGAACCCGCACTCGGGACAGGGAACATGAAACAGCCGCTGATCGCTCCGGAGATACGCTTTCTCGATCGGCGAGATCCCCTTCGGCTTTGCCGGCGTCGAGCCCTTCACAATCTTGTAGTCCGCGAACGCGTCGGTCCGGCGTGTCCCGATCTGGATCGGATCGCCCTCTCCCTCGACGTCGAGGGGATAGCCGTCGATCTCATCGAACAGGACGACGGGGACCGGATCCGATCGGAGACCTGAGCCGGCGTTCGCTCCGGTGAGTTTCAGAAAACCCCCGGGGAACTCTTTGAGCGAGAGCGTGTTCCCGGCCTTGCGTGAGACGCGATCGCTGACTTTGATCTTGAGGACCGCGGTCGACTCGATCATCGGCGTGATCCGCTTTTTCCCGTAGTCCTTAGCGTTGTCGATCGTCGGCTGGACGAGCATGATCGGCTTAGGATCGATGTCCATGAAGTAGCCGACGACGTTGTTTATCACGGCGTCGCTGTAGCCGATCTGTGTCGACTTTTTGATCACGACTTCGTGAACGAGCGGATCCAGGACCGCGTTCATCATTTCGACCTGGAACTTCTCCGCGCGAAACGGTCCCGGCCGATCGGTCGATCCCTTTGGCATGACGCGATGTTTCTCCGCCCACTCCGAGACCGTGATGTCTTCCGGCGGAGAGAAGAGCGCGAGCGCGTCCTGTCGCCGCTCGCGGTAGACCTGGAGCGCGCGCGGATCGTCGGGGAGCCTAAACGACTCGGGAATTTTGAACGAGATCGTCGTCGGGGTCGAATTTGCTAAGACACTCAAGGGCGCCTTTCAGGGATCGATCGATCTTCACTCGCGAGACCGCAAGATCCGTTTCGCCGAGGACCTCGGCCGCGAGCCTGGGGGGAAGTGCGAGGATCCTCGTGCGGATCTCGATGACGATCGCCTCGATGTCCTTCGCGGCCTTCTCGATCGAGACGAGCTGCTCACGCTTCTCGGCGAGCTCGATCTGTTTCAGCTCCGCCTCGATCGAGAGCATCTTGTGACGCGTCGCCGATGCCGAGGTCGCGGGTCCGCCGGCGTCGCCGTCTCCGTCTTCCGGGAGCGCGCGCTCGATGAGCTTCCGTTGCAGATAACGGACGTACCATCTGAAACACGCGACGACGTCATACACGCCGCGGTCCGCCCGCGGGAGTCCTTCCTTCGCGAGCTGCTGGATCCGCCTCGAGCCGAGGTTGAGTTCGTGAGCGCACTCCTCGAGCTTGCCGATCCAGGTCGGGACGCGGCGACTCACAGGCTTCGCCGGCGCCGCCTTTTTCTGTACGCCTTTGGATTTGGCTTTTTTCTTCGAGGGTTTGTGCTTCACGCGTTGAGTGTAGCGACATCGATCGCGGCCGGCGAAGTTACTTCCGGACGACGGCGCGACGTTCGGGCGTCGACGCGAACAAGTATCGGTCCTCGGCGAGCTGCATCAGCCGCGGAAGATGCGCGGTCGGTACACGGTTCACGAGCTCGTCGACTTCGTTCGCTTCGAGAGAGTACTCGAGAGATGGCTCGACGCGTTCTCCGTCGTGAGTGACGACCGGCCGGCCTTCCTGGAACTCGATCGTGAGCGTGAGCGTCGCGGTTCGGATGAGCTCGAAGATCGCGCGCGAGTAAAGCCATAGTCGGCCGAGGGGTCGAAGTCCGATGACCAGGTCGATCGAGCCATTTTTGTTAGCCCTGCTTTCCGTCTTGAACGCCCACTTCGGGAGCTCCATCGTTGACCCCTTCGGCCGGAACCGCGCGCGGCCCGAGAAAAATGAAATTGAAAGCGAGCGGTCCGACCTGGACACGTTTGTATGCATACGTCGGGAACCTTCGCTCGAGATCCGCGGCGATCTCCGCGAGCATCGACTCGACGCCCGCGGCGTCCCATCCCTTCCCGTTTCGCGGCCGGAGCACTCGGAGCGTGCAGCTCTTGTTCTCGAGCGCGAAGACTTTCACGCGGAGATACGTGACGATCGGTTGCCCTCGCTCGCCGAAGTGTCGCATGCGCTTTTTGTATCACGAGCCTCCGGCGCCGGGGGAAGTGTCACGAGATATCCGAAGGTCCGCGGACCGTACGTTTTCGCGAGAAGCGTGAGCTCGTAGTCGCGCGCGCATTTCGGACAGAGCCGGCCGGCGACCTTCTCGACGAGCGAGCATTCGGGGAACTCGTCGCCACACTTCGAGCACTCGTCATCGAAACAGCACATCAGCGGGATCTCCTCAAGTGGGAAAAGCCAGCGAAGCGAAACGCAAACTGCAAACCGTCACGCTGGAAATATTTCGCGGTCGCCGTCACCCGCGCGCGGGGGGGGTGGGGGGAAGGACCCTGAGCCAAGTGGAACAAAGTAACATCCATCCTTTCGCGCGCGTGCGGCCGTCCAAAGGGTCGAGCTCTCAGTGACATAGCGTGCATGATGTGTGTCGCGCGCATCATGCCGTGCCAGCCTTGGGAAGTGGGAGCACGTCGACGAGCTCGACAGGGATGAGACCGACAGGAACACGCGCGATCGCGTGGATCTCGTTTCGCTTTGGGCATGCGATGACGATCTCCAGAGCTGGGCCTTGCGGGGTGATCCGAACGCCGATCGGTCCGGTGAACTCGAGATCGCAGTCGACACAGCGAGCCGTGATGATCACATCGGGGAACGTGCGAGCGCGGGTGTTCCGGGTCATCCTTTGACCTCGCGGATTTGGCGTAGACATCGAACGCATGCGACGACGTCACCATCGCGGATAGCTTGCTCGCTTCGTCGAACCATGACACGTAGCCAGATCGCGGCGATCGAGACCGTCGGCGTTGCTTCGCAGTGTTCGATTAGAGCTTTAGCTCGTTTCACTTCGACCTCGAGATCTCTGACGACACTCTCGCTCATCGAATTGCCCCGCGACGATCATGCTTTGCTCCCCTGGATCTCGTCGATAAAGTTTTTGTTGAAGATCCTCGCAAACGAGTCTTTGATCACGAGTCGCGCGAGCTCGATCATGTGAGTCCGCGGTCGAAGCGGAGCGGATCGCTTGAACGCATAGATCAGTTCTGAGTCTTTTCCCGATCGCTGGAAAACGCCGACGCCCTCGACGAGATAGGTGTTTTGCAGCCCTGGGAAAATCGCGGTTTGCCCTTTGACCTTCATGCTGATCTGAAGGTTTTTGTAGAGCAGCGCTGTCGGAACCGACGACGCAAACGACGGCCGAGCCGCTTCGCCGGTGAGCGGGATCGCGAGCTCGGGTCCTGCTGTCGGAACTTTTTCTCCGCCGGCTTCGAAAAACCCGAGCAAAAGCGGAGCGCCCTGGACGCGGTTGTCGATCCCGACGATCGCAGTGAGATCCGACGTCCGCGAATATTGCAGAACGCGAAAACGGCCGGTGAGGAAGTTTTTCCGGATCGTGAAGTCCTTCCGGAGCTGATCCTGTTCGGCCGCGACGACGAGCTTCGCGACTTCGGTGATCGAGTCGTTCAGCACGTACGGCAGTTTCCGAAGAACTTTCTCGGAGAGCCTGACGACCTGGGAGATGTCGACGTCGATCGAGTAGGCCATTAAGCCGCGCCTCCGTAAAGCGTTTTTAATCGCGCCTCGAAACTCACTCCGCTGAGAATTTCAGCCTGCGATCGCGCCTTCTCATCGACGTGATACTGCGTTGCGTGTTGAGGATTTGCACAAACGTAGATGATCTGGCATTCGCCGATATCGAACATCGGAACTCCGCACCACGGGCATTTGCTCGGCTGTCTCGTGAACTTTTCAGGATCCAGAACTCGCTTCGCCTTCCTCAAGCCGCCCTCCAGTGCACGATCTGACCTTTGAACGGAAGGCGACCGGTCCAAAACATCACCATGTCCTCGAAGTTCTCGAAGCCATCGCGTCGAGCGAACGCCTCACATTCGGAGAGAGAGAGCTCGATCCCTTCGATCGTGACCGTGACGCTCTCGACGAGATTGAGGACATCCCATTGACGCCGCTTTTTGGGTATCATCGTGATCGACTCGACCTTCACGCACGGCACGCGCATCAGGAGACGCGCGCTCTTCGTTCGGAGTCCGGTGTACAGATGCAAAGTGTTTCCCGGTTTGTCGGCGATCGCGCGCATCGGCCTGATCGTGTGAGTCTTCGATCCGTCGAGAATCCGCGGAGCAAAACGCGCTTTGAAGTTATAGAGTCCCATCGGTTTTATTGTTTCCTGTGAGCGAAGCGGGTTTGCGCTTGCTCCGTTTCTTCCCAGCTGAGAGTTGGGGTTGAGTGATTGAGCCTTCGACGATAGAGCCGATGATCCGGCCGACTAGTTCGCCGACGAGTTTCGGATCGAGATTCTCCGACTCGATCGAGAGCGACGCGATTCTGACGCTTGCCTTCATCATGAGAGCACTCCCCTTCGATTTATGCGGATATCGGCGCCGGCGCCGGCGAGCTCCGACGAGCTTTCGGTTCGACTCTCGTGAGCGTGACTTTCTTTTTGAACGCGACGAGATCCGCGCGCTCGTAAAACACCATGCCGCCTTTGCCCTTGTAATACGCGGGTCCTTCGCCATCAGAGCGCCACTTTTTCAGCGCGGCGTCGCTGTAGTCGAGAAACTTCGCGGCCTGGGCAGTGTTGAGCATGCCCTTTTCCCTCTGGATTTTCTTCGACTCGTCTTTGAGCTTCATTTAGCCCTCCGGAATTGTTCCGACGCTGGGCATGAGACCCAGTGCGGTCTGAAAGTCCCGTGATCGACCGGGATCTTTTTGTCGTGAGGCGTCGTCCAGAAATCGATGATCGCTGGACATCCGCGACAAACGACTCCCTCGTGACGCATTGTGTAACCGGCCGCGAGAGCTGCCTCGACGGTCGGGGGAAATGGAGATTTGCGATCGCGCGGTCGTGATCCGATCCAGGAGCCGGCCGCGCCAGGTTGGATCCGGAGCCGGATCCCGCGCTCTTTGAGAACCGCTTTCGAGAGCTTGTCACACTCATCGTTTTTCTCGCGGCCGATCCATTCGAGACCGACGCGCTCGCGCTCGGGTTCGAACACTTTGCGCGCGTTGAGGAAGTACGGGATATAGAGCCCTTTCTTCGCTTTGTATCGGCCGGTGAGCGTGTAGATCACGAGCTTCGAGTCGCCGCGGACGAGCGCGGGTCCTGGGATCTTCGCGATCTCTTGCATGAGCGCGATGAACGCCGAGAACTCGGCGACGTTGTTCGACATCTCGGGACCGTATCCCACGTAACCGCCGCGAGCGACGACCGTCTCCCCGTCGACTTTCATCAGGATCCCGAAAGCGGCATGCCCGCCGGGGTTGCGAGGTTCACACACTCCATCGAACCATCCCTCGATCATGGTTTCCTCGCTTTCAGAATGGCGCGGTGATTGTCAGTCGATCGCTCGCAAAACTCCGCGACGGTTCTCAGACACTCGCGCTCCCAGGCTGTGCCGGCGTCGGGGAAAAAACTGTACTGTCGCCACGGAGCAAACCACTTCACGACGCCGAGCCTCACGCCGGCGAGGGTTTTCACGGTCCAGGTCCTCGTCTTTTTCGCGTCGATCGGCTGGACTTCGAAAGTGATCCAAGGCTTTGTCATCGCCGCGGACGCCCGCCGAAGACTCGGATCGCGCGATCGACCCCGCTGAGCTCGCCGTCGCGCACTTGACAGATGTGACACATCCGCGAATCGTGCGGCAGCGGAAGCGTCCTATCCGAAAGGTGATTGTTTTTCCACTCCTGGATCAGGTTCCGCAGATCGTAGAGCTCGCTCCGAATGTCGAACACGTCGACGAGTCCGCCGGCCTCATACTTTTTCATGCGCCCTTTCAATGCGTGCAGCGTGAAACGGGGTGATCGACTCCGACCCAAACTCCCCCGTAGTTCATCGAGTCCGCGGTTCGCTCCGCTACGAGAAACCGCGAGCAGTCGGGGTTTCGACAGATGTGAGCCTGACACTGCTCGCACCATCGCAAAGGCTGAAAGCATCGCGGACACTCGTCCCCGTTGCGCGCGCCGAAGAGAAACCGGAGATCGCATACGAGATCCCGAAACCAAACACGGATCGAGTCGACGAACCTCATGCGACGAGCCCTCGCGCTTTCAGCGTCTCGAGGTTCTGCAATCGAATGAACGCGGTCCCGAGACAGTCCGGCGAGACGAGGTTGTGAGCTTTGCGGATCTGCGCGATCGCATCCCACACGCTTGCATCGGGATGGAAGGTCGCGGAGCCGTGCGATCGGCACTTTTCGCAGAACCAAACGTTCGCGGGTCCCAAAGTGTAGACAGGAGCGCGCCGAGTTGAGGGGACAGGTTGTTTGCGATTCATGCCGGAACCTCGACTCCCTTCACGTTGCCGTCCTCCATGACGACGCCGACTTTCCCGCTCGTGTCGACGCGCTCGATCCAGATCTGATAGTCCGACTCCGCGGCCATCGCCGAGAGGATCTTCATGCTGTTCTCGTCGAGCAGCGAGCCGTCCTGGATCCGAAGGACTTTGAGTTTGGGGTTTGCGGCCATGGCGACCGCGACGGAGATCCGGAGCTGCTCGGCCGAGCTCGCCTGGGCGAACGGGAGCCCGTTGTATACGACCTCGCCTTCCCCGAACGACAGTCCTTCGATCGGCATCTTCGCCGCGGCGATCGCGTCACGCTTCGCGGTGAGTCGCGCGGACATTGCATCGCTCAGAGCTTCTGCGGCCGCGCGTTTTTGCTTCGCCTGGGCGTATATCGCCGCTTGCTGCTTTTTCTTCGCGACGTTCGCATTGATCCCGCGCGCGGAGTTGATCAGCTCGCGGACCTCGCCCGTGTCCGACGGCGCCTCGATCACGATCCCGTCCGCGAGACGGTTGAGACGGAGCGATTCCGCGATCGCTTTCTCGGCGAGATCGTCGTTGTCCGCCGCTTCGCGTCGACGTTGCTCGGCGAGCTGTCGGTATCGGTACGCCGCTTCGGTTTGCGAACTCGCCGAACGCATGAGATCGTCACGCTTCGATCCAAGGCGCGCGAGATCCGCGTTCTTCTGTCCGGCCGCTTCGAGCTCCTGGGCGAGCTTTGAGACGTCGATCTCCTCGTCCGGCGTGTCATCGGGGAACGTGAACCCGAAGCCCTGGGCGTCGAGCGATTTGATCTCGCGATTCAGATCGGTCCGCTTCTCGAAGTCGGTTCGATTGTCCGCGTCGAGTTTGTCCAGGTCGACCTCGAGCTTGACCATCGAGCGGAGCTGATCGAGCTGCTTTTTCGGATCCATGCGCGAGAACTCGAGCGGATCGAACGTGAGCTTCCCGAGCATCTCGTCGAGCAATCGTTGCGGGGTGGGGAAGCGCGCGCCGTTCTTCGCTTCGACGATGAGCGAGGTCCCGGCGTCCTTCGAGAACTTCCGGACGACGGTGATCTCGCCGAGTTCGAGCTTGACGTGTGCTTTCAGTTGCCCGCGGCGAATCGGTTGCGACGGGATATCCTTCGCGCCGGCGAGAGCGTAATAGATCGCGTCCAACACGCTCGACTTTCCGGATCCGTTCGGTCCCGTGATCTCGACGATGTTCCCGTCGGGTTTGATCGCGACGACCTTGAGCTTCTTGATGTTCTCCGCTTCGAACCTGAGAATTTTCATGCTTTCCTCCGGCCGACGAGCTTCACTTGTCGCTCGTATGTTTGGGCCTCGACGAGTTGGTACTTCCCGATCTGGACGCGATTCGGA